TCATCCCGTCCCGGCCAGATAGGCGTCGTTCGCCGCGACCAGCGCCGCCCAGTCATCGCCCACGGGATACAGGCTTCCGGGCGCGTGTAACTGCCGCCATGCCAGGCCATGCGCTTCCATGATGCGCGATCGTACCCAGCGCCACGTCGCCTTCTGCGTGGTGCCCCATGTCAGCAGCGTTACAAGATCGGTGTCATCCGTGCCCGCGTAGTCCCATAGCAGCAGGCAGTGCCCGCCTGCGCTGCCCGGCGTGGGGTCGCCGTGGCCCGGCGGGCCGTGCGTATCCCATACGGGGGACAGGTTGCCGGCTTCATCTTCCCACATATCCGCCTGCGCAAGCTGCACGCCCAGATAGGCGGCGGACAGGCCGGCGGCGATGTTGCGCACCCCGTTCAGGTCGGACGGATCGGCACTGCCCCACAGGGGAAACAGCGTCTGGTCCGCCAGCGCGTAGCCATCGCGCAGGGCCGTGGTCAGCACATCGACCTCGACACCCCCGCCATCCGTGGCGGGATCGCCCGGCACATAGCCGGTGGAACGGGCATAGAACCGCACCGCATCAGACGTATCGACGCCAATGCAAAACCCCGCCAGCGCCGCCGTGGCGTGCAGGTGATTGCCAATGCCCGCCGCCGTGCAGTCGCCCAGCGTGTCATTGCCCAGCATGGCCGGGCGCGGGTCGATCCGGCTGCGGTCAAGCCGTGGCGGGGCCAGACGGGCGATGAAGCCGCGCATGGCCGCAAGGCGCGGCTGACCGGGACGGGGCCGGGCCGGGTGGCAGCCAAGTCTGCGTATCATTGTGGAAACCCTGCAAATATGCGCATCGTTGGTACGGATGCGAAAAGGGGAGAATCACATGCGCGACGAAGACGGAATCCTGACCGAGCGGGCCACCCTGCTGGATGAAATCCGTTCGGACGTGGAGCGCCTGTCCACCGCCATGGACCAGGACGGCGCCATTACGGACGCCCTGCGCTCAAGCACCGCGGCACTGGCGGACAAGCTGGACGCGCTGGCCGACCTCATGCGCATGCGCTACTAGGAGGCGGCGGCGCGCCTTATTCCAGCCCGCGTGCGCGCAGCCGCGCGGCCATAAGGCAGGCATGGACCCGGATCGGCACGATCACCAGCAGCCCGATCAGCACGACCATGCCGCCCGCGCCCGTCATCACGCCCGCCGCGAAGCCGTTCATGCCCGGCCTGCGACAAAGCGGTTGATGGTGGCGATCGCGCCGCGTCCCGGCGGGGGCGGACGCGTCATGGCCGTGGCGCTGTCCACCATGGCGCGCAGCAGGGCGATCAGCGTGGCTGCGGCCCCTGCCGCCGTCCGTGCATCGGACGCGACCGAACCGGTGGCGGTGACGGATGCGGCAGTAATGGTCTGGACCACCAGCGTATCGATCTGCGTCACATCGGACAGCAGGCTGTCAAACGCCGCCTTCACGCTGCTGTTGTCGCAGGTGACGGATGTGCTGGTCCCCGCTGCGGCGCGGAAAGAGTCCAGTGCGGATTTCAGCCCCGCAATCACCGTGCCCGCCAGCGCCACGCTGGCCGGACCCATGGCCGTCGCCACGAACGGAATGGTCAGGGCCGTGGTGGCGAAGGACAGGATGGCGGTGCCGTAATCCTCCACTTCCGCGACATTCAGGGTGATGGTGGTGACGTGGCCGGTCGTGGTGGTGGAACAGGCCGCCAGCGGGAAGCCGCTGGCAAGGATACATGATGCGCGCAGGAAAGCGCGCCGGGATGAAGGGTTCATCTGGCGCTCCGGTAAGGCCGCCGGTCGGGCGGTGATGGTTTGTTACTGTTTGCACGGCACTGTTTCGGCGCTGCCATACGGGTGTTACGCCACGGGACTTTCATGCGGGAACGGTCGGGGCTATCAGCCATCCACCTGGGCCCCGACCGCGTCAGCCCCCGCGGCTGGCAGCCCCGTCTGGGCAGGTGGTCTTCTCCCCGCACAGTCACCTGCCCAGCGGTGGTTCCCGCGTCGCCTCCGGCGAACGGACGGCCTGCCCGCGTCCGGGCATGACGGGTATGCCCGCATCATGCACCGCCTGCCGTGCCGCCGCTTCGTCACCCCGCGATACGGGAATGCCCGATACGCCCGGCTTCAGACGGCTTTCGGCCCAGCCGATATTCAGCCCGATCGCCGAAATGACATGATAGACCGCAGCCCACCGGCCGCCCGCCACAGGGGGCGGCACCGTGGCCGCGATGGTGCCGCAGGCGATGACGAGCATGGCGGCGTAGAATGTGTACTGCTCCGGCACTTCGGTCAGCAGCAGCGCGAAGACGGCCCCAAGGCCGCCCAGTCTGGCGGTTGTATTCATGTCATGTCCCGATGGCTTGCTGGAACAGGGCGACGTGTCGCGGGTCCGCGTCCCCTGCCCCCAGACTGGTGTTGTAGATACGCTTCCACATCCGGCACATGGCCACGGCATCGGTGGCGGCGGGCAGCGGGTCGGGGGCGCGGTAATACTTCACGCGCGCCATGGCGCAGGCATAGGCCATGTTGGACGCCATCTGCGCCGCCCCCGCCGGCCACTGCCCGCGTAGCAGCAGCAGGTGACGCCGCAGCCCCGCCAGCCGTGGGGCGGGCAGGAATGTCGCCCAGATGTCGTCATGGGTGAACGGTTCCATCTGCCACAGCCCCAGCGCGGGACCGGGGCCGCCATCCGTTACCTGCCGGATATACGCCAGGCCCGTTTCGGCCAGCGCCGTGCCGGTCAGCAGGCTGGCCGCCGCATCACCGCCCAGCCCGATCAGCTCCAGAACGGGGGTTACGATCTCGCGCCGGACCTGCGCGGGGCACAGGCCGGTCATGGCCCGTAGCCCAAAGCGCGGCGGCACAACGACCATGCCGCATCGCCCACCTGCCCCCAGCCCAGCAGGCCGGTGGCCAGCACGATGAAGGTCATGGTCATCCATGACGTCAGCTTCAGGCCGCCTTCGATGCTGGACAGGCGGCCTGATATTTCGGTGTCGCGTTCGGCGGCGTTTCCGGCCATCACGTCCACGCGGGCCATGACCTCGCGCCGGGTCTGGGCCGCGTTGTCAGCCACGGAGCGGGTCAGGTCGCGCCGCAGGTCGGAAAACTGGACGGACAGCACATTCAGCCCGTCGCGCAGGTTGTCGTGGCCGCCTTCGACTTTCGCCAGCCGTTCGCGCACCCGCGCCAGATCCTCGACCGTGGCGCAGCGCATGGATGGTGCGGCGATCGGCGGTACTGTGGTGGTTTCGCTCATGTTTTTTCTCATAAAAAAACCGCCTCAGAGGCGGTCGGGCGGGCGCAGGATCGGCAAAAAGGGATCAGGACGCGGCAGGCGGCGTATAGGTGCTGCCCACGGGATATGTGCCTGCGGCATCGGGCGCATAGGCAAATCCGGCCGGCACCGTAATGCCCGACAGGCTGGACAGAAGCTGCGTGGCCACGACATAGCCCACGGGCTGCGCCGTAATGGCGGCGGGCGTTACCGTCTTGCCGTCCGGTCCGATATAGGATGCGGGCTGATAGGTTCTGGCGACAGTGCGGTAGAGGATGTAGTTCTGGTACCCAGAGGCGGCACTACCGGCAGACGTGGTCGTTCCTGACATGGGATATTCCTTGAGTTGCTACGAACCGATGACCAGCACCTGAACCGTGACGGCGGCGGTCCAGTTCAGGTCCTGCAGGTTATCGGCGTAAATGGTGACTTCGGTAAGGGAGGACGGAACGACATTGACGGACGGAATCCACAGCGTGCCGCCCTGCGTCCCGCCAAGGGCATTGCCCTTTGAAAACTGGATGGACTGCGTCAGGGCCTGCGGCAGGGTAACGCTTACGCAGCCCGCGCCGCCATTATTCGGATTGGCGATCGAGGCCTGAAACGTCTGGATAACCAGATCACCGATCTTCGTAACCGACACCGTATCCGATGTTATCGCGGCACTGCATGGGGCATATGTGCTGGTCCTGCCGGAACCGTCGGGCACGACAAGGTTGCCCGCGCCATCGGTGCTGATGTTCAGGACCTTGTTGAACCCCGTCCCCGGCGCGCTTTTTACCAGCGAGAAACTGACCCCGTTCGCACTGGCCCACGGGGTGCTGTCGCCCACGAAATAGTTGAACAGCGTGATGGGCGCGTTCACCCCGTCATTTTCAGCGTTTGTCGGGACACGCGATGCAATCCCGCTGGCGAATACGCTGTTCGTATCGGCCTGCTGTGTCTGGAATGATGTCAGGTTGGTCTGAAGCGTGGTGACATCGGTATAGTTCGCAATGCCATTGAACACGTTCGTCGTGCCGTTGCTGAATACGGCAATGGGGCGTCCCGTGCTGGTCTGGAAATAAAGACCCAGTATCTGGTAATCGCTGGTTCCTTTTCCATATATCCCGGAAACGCAGTTACTGATGTCAGACGACAGGGTGCAGTTCATGTCCGACTGGTTGCCGATCGCCGTGGTCAGGTTTGTCTGGATCGCCGTATCGGCATCCTGCCGGGCGGATGCCTCGCCCGTTACGTCGGTGTAGTTGGCGATGCCATTGTAAACGGTCGTCGTGCCGTTATTGAACACCGCGACCGGACGCCCGGTGGTGGACTGCTGGTAAAGCCCCAGCATCTGGTAGTCGGGGGCGCTTTTGCCATACGTTCCCGACAGCAGGCCGCCCACGTCACCCCCGTTGACGCTGACGCGCATTATCCCCGGATAGCTGGCGTCCTGCCCCAGACTGACCTTGTCGCCGGTCTGATCCGGCCCGCCGCCCTGCTGGACCGGGGTGAAGCCAAGCGCGTCCTGCTTGGCGGCCTGTAGCTGCGGGATGGTGTCGTAAAACGGCGCGCCCGCCGCCTGCGTGAGCATATCCGCCGTAATGGCCGAAGCCCCCGCGGGCACCGTCACGGTCCACAGCGGGTATGCGCCAGCGGGAACGGATGCGCCAATCCCCAGTTGCGCCAGATCCTGCCGCACGGTGGGCGCAGTGGCCCCGCTGTTATCCGACCCCGCATAGGTCACGGACGGGTTTGCCGCATTGTAGAACGGCAGCACCGTATCGTCCGCATCCTGCGTAACGGGGGTGACATACACGGTATGGACAGCCCCGGCCCCCGGCACATCCAGCGTGACCGGGTCGCGGCTGACATACTGGCGCACGAGCGTACTCGGGACTGCCGCCAGCGTGCCGTAAGACGACGCATCGACAACGCCTGGCGCAATCAGCGATCCGGGCGCCATGATCAGTGCCAGACCAGTTCCCGGCGCGCAGGCGAAGCCGGACGCCGCGACAGTGGCCTGACCATACGCCATGCCAGCCAGGTGCCCCATGCCAACATATGCGTTACGCTGGGCATTCAACTGGTCACTGTCCATCGGAATCTGGGCAGGGTACACGATCTGCCTATCCATTACCTCGAAGCCTTTCACAAATATGGTGCGCGAACAGATGTGCCAGCGGGGCGGGCGGATGACCGGTGGTCAGCCACCCCCACACGCAATCACGTCACTGGACATCTATGCTGGAAGCCGAATAGGCCGTGCCGGACACGTTCTGGATGCCAGCGGGCTGCACGGAAAAATTCGTCCCGTTGCCGCTCATCCGGGCGTAACTGCCAAACAGCACGACCGAACCCTGATGCAGGGCCTGTATGCCGTATGTCGTGTTGTTTGTGATGGTTGCGGAACCACCCGTCACGCGCCCGCCATCGGCGGTAATGCCAGCAAGCCTGTTATTGTGGATGCTGGTGCTGTCTACGCTGGCATAGCCGCCGTTAACCGCATTGACGCCGATATTGTAGCCCGAAATGTTCGACCCGCTGAATTCGGCCGATGCATTGCCGGTAATCCACGCCCCCTGCCCCTGCGTTGCGATCAGCGCGCCGCTCAGCGTCATGTTGTGCGCCCAGATATGGCCGCCCGTCAGGCCGACAACGCCCGATACAAGTGATTTCGACCCGGTGGACCCGTCGATGTAAAGCGAGCCACCGCGTTCGGCATCGTAATTGGACCCCAGCGTGATGGCGGGATAGCTGTAATCGCTGGCATCGGTTGCCGAACACGGCGTGCATACAATCACGCCGCCGCCACGCGCCATGGCGTTGACATCGCCCGCCACGGACATGGTCACACCCCCGTTGGGCGCGTTGAGGACGCCATTATTGTCCGCCACCATGGAATAGTAGAAGTTGCGGATCACCACATGGCTGCCGACATGGATGTTCGACCCGCCGCCATATGCCTGTATGCCGCCGCCGTAGCTCTGCGAATTCCAGATATGCCGTCCTGCCGGGTCCGTGGACGCCAGCGATGCGCTGCCATCGGTCGGGGCCTGAATGGTCACGCCGTCTATCAGGCCGATCCTGCCGCCATCATAGGCCGTGAAGCCCCCTGTGTTGGTGCCCTTCGTGCCCGTGAAATTCAGCACCACCTTCGCCGGGTTGGCGGTGTCCCCCACAACCTGCACGGACTGTGTCCGCGTGACGTTGGTGAAGAACTGGTTGCTGATGTTGTAGGTGCCGTCCGCAATGCTGATCGTAAGCCATGCGCCATTGAGGAACGTGGCATGCAGGGCCGCATTCCACGCATCAAGCGGATTGGTGTAGGGGCAGCCCGATGCACATACGTTCCATGTCGTATTCGCGGTTATGAACCATGATTTCGGGCTGTAATACCTGTCGACCCAGAACGTGTTGGGAATGGCGGTGCCGCTGGCGCCCGGAATATCCTTTGGTTCAAAGGTTTCATTCCCGCCATTAAGGACAGGCGCATTGATCCTGCCGCTATTTACATCGACCTTTTTCCCCATCCATGCCGCAACGCTGTCCGCTGTTCCGGCGGAACGGACCATCGCACCGGGGTTTCCCGTCGCCTGATAGGACTGCCAGTCCGGCATGGACTGCGCCCCGGCCGCAACGGGCAGCGCGCACAGTGCGGTCGCAAGGAAAACGTTTCTCATGAAATATCTCCACCGAAATCATTATTGACTTCAGCTTCTATCGCGACAGGCGTGCATTGTACCCATGCAATCGTGCCCGCTGGCAGCACCGCTGCAATCCTGGCCATCGTCTGTGGGGACGGTGCGTCGGTGCCCCCTGTCGGCAACTGGGCGAAAAGCCAGAACGGGGCATGGCGCGACCCGTATCTCAGCCCCGGTGTCCCGTAACCATATCCCCCGCCGGTGGCCGGGCTGGTGATGCTGCCCAGCCCCTTGCAGTCGGTGGCGCTGCGTGGCTCGATCACGCGCCCGGCCATGCCGAGTTCATCGGCCAGCACATTCACCACATCAGGCCGCGTGCCCAGCGAGGGGAACAGCGCTTCCTCAATGCGGGTGCGCAGGGCGTCATCACCCTCGCCTGCGGCGCGGGTCAGGGTGGTGCCGAAAAAGTCGGCGGCGAACATGTCCAGAAACGCCCCGCTCATGCTGGCAAGCCGTGTCTGGTCATTCGTGCCCGCAAGAAGGGCCCACACCCACGCAGACAGATTGCCGAAACCCTGCAACACGGCATTGAGGACGGGTGCAGCCTCCACCTGCCCCGTGGCGGGTGGCGCGGGGAACCAGCCGGATGGCAGCAGTGCGCGGATGCGCAGGGCGAAGCCATTGGGGGTTACATCAGCCAAAATCCACCGCCCCGGCCCGATAGGCCGTGCCGGTTGTCGCAGGCAGGTCCACAACGCCACCGGCCAGCGTCACGCCGGTCACGTTTGTAACGGATGTGCTGGCGGCGTAGGCGATCTGGATCAGGCGCGAATAGCTGGCGGCATCGCCGATAGCCAGACCGTTGAGGTAGGTTGCAATGTTGGTGCTGATCGTGGCGTCCACCGTGGCAAGGTCGCCGGTGCCGTTCACGCTGACCGTCATGGCCACCGCCGGGCGCACCACATCGGGGCGTACCACCTGAACGGATACGGCGGCGGGCCGCACCGCATCGACCGATGTGTAGACCTGCACGATGACCGCATCGGCCACATCGCCCGACCCGTCATCGACATACACCACCACATTGCCCGGCAGTGCCGCGCCGGATGTGTCGATGTTCTCCACCACCTGATAGATCAGGTCGGCGGATACATCCGTCACCGCGTTCTCGATCGCGGCCATCGTGGCCTTGGACCGGCTGTTGATATAGGCGACAAACCGCGTGCGCAGGGCTGCATCCGTCTCCCCGTCGCTACCATTGGTCAGGGCAGCGGTGTTGGTGACGGTGTCGATGCCGGAAATGGCCGTGCCCAGCAGGCAGACCGCCCCCGCCGCCACGTTGCCCGCCGCGCCGGTGGTTTCGCACTGCACGGGCACCGTGATGGATGCTGTCCCGGCGGGGCGGATATAGGCGTTCTGCGCCGCTGACCATGCCGGGTTCGTGCTGTCTTCAACCACTGTTGATTTTCACTGAGAACTGGGTTCTTCCGTACTTTTCGTGATGATGTTTTTTGATTATGCGGGCTGAAGGACACGCGCCCTGAGGAGTTCGAAGCCTGCTCTTCCGAACATGGTTCGCTTGATCATTTTCAGTCGGCTGATCTGTCCTTCAACCGGGCTGGTTGTCCAAGGTGTGACAAGAGACGCTTCAATGGCAGCCGCATCCCGTTCAAGCGCGGGAATCAGACGTGACAGCAGCGTCGTCTTTCCTTCTTCCAGCAGAGCCTTCAGATCGCCTCCCGTGCAGGTGTCACCCCTTTTACAGAGCAGGGTCTGCATTTTCCTGAGCCAGCAGAGTGTGACGGCAAGGTGCGGTTCAGCTTCCAGAAGGGCAGGAACCAGCAGTCCCTCCTGTCCGGCAGATAACGGATCCTCTGCGAGGAGAAGCCGCGCAAGTTTGCGTCCCCGAGGTGCAACGACATGCGCGGAAGGAACGGGTTTCGCGGAACATCCCTGTCGCGTCGCCACCCATTTCCAGACGGTGCCATATTGTCCTGCAAAGCCCTGCTCCAGGAGTTCCCGCCATAGCTGACGACTATTGCGACATCCTTCGGACCATCTCTTTTCCAGGTGGGCTGTGTAAGGCACGAGTATGCTGCGTGACGGAACCGTTCTTTTCCATGGTGGTGCATGGCCCCGCTGAAACCAGCGCCGCACGGTTTTTCTCTCTACCCCGATCGTTGTGGCGATAGCCTGAATGCTGTGTCCCGCTGCTTTCAGGGCAAGAGCTTCCTTGAAAAGAATGTCACGCCGTTCCCCAGAGGCTGACCTGACGACCGCCTGCGCCTCTTCTGGATGCGCTCTGATTGTTTCAGATATTTTGCTTACGACCGTTGATACGTTCATCTGTCGTGTCAGGGTCCTGACAGTCGTCGTAAAACGGTCCAGAATGCTGACAAAAGCGTCTGACAGGTTCTTCAGCAGATGCCAGCGGTCTGTCACCTGAAGAGCGGATGGTGCGCCTCTGCGGCATCCGTCTGCATAAGTACCGGCACGGTCTCTGGCAATGATTTCAATACCGGGGTGGACCTGCAGCCATCGGGCAAGGGTATCAGCGTCCCGATCTGGCAGGAGGTCAATGACATCATTTTTCTCAAGATCGACCACAATCGTTCCATAGTGATGTCCCCGCCGCCATGCCCAGTCATCCACCCCCACCACACGTGTAAGGGCCGTGCCTTTTGTGGTGTTCTGCACACGTGAGAGAAGACGGCGGACAAGAGTATCCGCGCTGATGGGGCAACACAGGCGCACGGTCATTCGTGCTCCAGCGGAACCGCCCAGGGTGTGGGCGATATAATAATGAAGATCGGCAAGACGTGTGGTCTGTCTGCCATGACGCACGGTTATCCCCTCAAGGGGCATGACAAACGTCCGACGTGGACAAAGCATCGTCTGGCAGAAAAAGCGCGGCACAGAAACGATCAGCGTGGCTGGACGGCCCTGCCATGGAAGATCCGCGAGTTTTCTCTGATAGAAACTGTGAATGCGTTGTGTCGGGCACTGACAGTCCGGACACACTGCACTCCGTTTTCGCAGACCGACTTCGATCTCCACTCTGTTATCCAGTGCAACAACACGACGAACGACGAGGGAACGGGGAAGATCAAGAGACCGAAGGCGTGACACTGGGGAATATCCATGAAAGTGAACGACTTTCTGGATTTCCCAGTTCCGGAACCTCAGTACAAGATACCCATCACGAAAAGTACGGAAGAACCGAGAACTGACCCGGGTTTTTCATCAGGAATTGACCCAGCCAGCTGCTATTTCAGGCGTAGTCGGGCGGGCGGTCAAGAAGAGGATCTGTCCTTTCTGTTTTTTGACGCGGCGGTGCTGGCGCGGAACCTGTAGCTGTCATTTCCTGTCTCGAGGATATGACAGTGATGGGTCAGCCGATCGAGGAGCGCCGTCGTCATCTTCGGGTCACCAAAGACGTCTCCCCATTCACTGAAGCTCAGATTGGTTGTGATGATGACACTGGTGCGCTCGTAGAGGCGGCTGAGCAGATGGAACAGCAGGGCGCCCCCTGATGCACTGAAGGGGAGATAACCGAGTTCATCAAGGATCACGAGATCCAGGCGGAGCAGCCTGTCGGCAATCTGCCCGGCCCGGTTGGCGGTCTTTTCCTGTTCAAGCGCATTGACCAGGTCGACCGTTGACCAGAAGCGCGCCTTCTTGCGGTGATGGGTGATCGCCTGGATGGCCAGCGCGGTCGCCAGGTGGGTTTTCCCGGTTCCCGGGCCGCCGATCAGCACGACATTTTCAGCACGCTCGATGAAGTCCCCGCCATGGAGCTGGCGGATCATGGGCTCGTTGACCTGCGTATTGGCAAAGGAGAACCCGGACAGGTCCTTGTAGGCGGGGAACCGGGCGGTCTTTGTCTGGTAGGCGATGGAGCGGACTTCGCGTTCGGCCAGTTCCGCCTTCAGGAGCTGCGAGAGGATGGGGATGGCCGCCTCGAAGGCGGGCGCGCCCTGCTCGATGAGGTCGGCCGTGGCCTGGGCCATGCCATACATCCGCAATCCACGGAGCATGACGACAAGTGAAGCAGCAGCAGGATCATGACGCATGGCGGCTGTCCCTTCGCAGGATGTCATACCGCCCTGTATCGGCGCACGGTTCGTGTTCGAGCACCAGGGCCTGTGGGGCATCAAGCCGGGGAACCACGGTTCTCTTGGCATCGATCAGGCGATGAAGCGTATTGAGAACATGGGTCTTGGTCGCCACGCCGTCTTCAAGAGCCAGTTCAACTGCGCAGAGGACAGCCTGCTCATCATGCTGCAGCACAAGAGCCAGTATTTCAGCCATTTCCCGGTCGCCTCCAGGCCGCCTGAGCAGTTGGTCCTGCAGGGTCCGGAAGGCGGCTGGCAATTCGGTAAACGGCGCGCCATTGCGCAGGGCGCCCGGTTTGCGCTGGATCACCGCCAGATAATGCCGCCAGTCATACACCGTGCGGCCTGGCACACCATGCGAACGCGTGATGATCCGGTCATGCACGCACAGAACCTGCCCTTCGGCGATAATGCGCAGCTTGTCGGGATAAACCCGCAGGCTGACCGGACGATTGGCAAAGGAGGCCGGCACGCTGTAGCGGTTGCCTTCGAACTGGATCAGGCAGGTTGGTGAGACGCGCTTGGTCTGTTCGACAAACCCGTCAAAGGGACGCCCTGGGATCATGAGGTAGGGACGTTCGCTGGCATGGACCTCGGAGACGCTGTGCGGCAATTCAGCATGCTGCAGCCGTTCCCAACAGTCCAGGCAGCGGGCTTCCAGCCAGGCGTTCAGCGCCCCCAGATCAGGAAAGGCAGGCAGATCCTGCCAGATCTGGCGCCGGGCATCCTGCACGGTCTTCTCGATCTGCCCTTTCTCCCATCCGGCTGCCGGATTGCAGAAGGTCGCCTCGAACAGATAATGGCTGGCCAGGGCCATGAAGCGCAGATTGACCTGACGTGCCTTGCCTGACCCAATCCGGTCCACGGCGGTCTTCATGTTGTCAAAAATACCCCGCCGCGGCACGCCACCGAGCACGCGGAAGGCCTCGGTAAGCGCATCGAAAAGCATCTCGTGGGTCTGCAGGGGATAGGCCCTGAGTATGAAGGCCCGGCTGAAGGACAGTTTGGTGTGGGCAACCTGCAGCTTGACGCGATGCCCGGCAATCACCGCCCAGTCCTCGCCCCAGTCGAACTGGAAGGCTTCCCCGGGCTGGAAGCACAGGGGCACGAAAACACCCCGACCCGTTGTCTGGCGTGCCTGGCGCTGTTCGTGTTTCCACTGCCGGATGAAAGCGGCCACCCGTCCGTAGGACCCATCATAACCCAGCGCCACAAGGTCTTCATGCAGTCGTCGCGCCGTGCGCCGGTTCTTGCGGGATCGGGCGGCTTCCAGGACCAGCCATCCCCTCAGCCTGTCAGCAAACGGGTCCAGTCGGCTGGGACGTTCGGGTACCTGGAACCGCGGTTCAATACTCTGTGCCCGGAGATATTTCCGGATCGTATTGCGTGACAGTCCCGTCCGGCGTTCGATCTCGCGGATCGGAAGATGATCCCGGCAGTGCCACCGACGGATCACACTCAGAAGCTCCATGTCAATCACTCCTCAAACCCCCAGCAGATGCTGCCGGGGAGTGTGAAGGCATGGGTCAAATCTCGATGAAAATTTCCGCCCTACCCGGGTCAGTTCTCAGTGAAAATCAACAGCGTTTGACGTCATCCAGCCGCGCGCCGGGGGCGGTGAAGCTGTGCAGCGTGCCGGTGCCGCCGGGGTTTGCGGGCGATCCACCGGCGGCGGACCAGTAATAATCCACCCGCGTACGCTGCCTGCTGTCCCACGCCGTGACGTGTACGATCACGCCGCGCGCAATCTGGTAATCCCGGCTCAAGCGCAGGAAGCTGGCCCCCATCGCAACCGGGCTGTCCGGCCCCGTATCGGTATAGTCCAGATGATGCGTATTGGTGGCGTCCGCCGCCGGACGGGGCGCGCAGATGATGGTGGTTCCATCAGCATACAGGTCGCAGCCGGACAGGACGGCCAGATGGCTGGCAAGGTCGAACGCGGTCTGGAAACGGCAGTGGCTGGCGGCGGATACGCGCTTGTGCTCGACCTGCCAGAACTGTCCCACCATCGCGTCATCCATGCTGACCTGCGGCGTCAGCCCGGCTGCGGCGATCATGGCGCGGACCACCCCGGCCCCGGTCATGTTCATCCACCCGTCGACAACCCGCATGTCCAGCAATCGCGCCAGATAGTCGCGGCACTGGACATGGATGGATGTTTCCGCCGGGCTGAATGCGACATGATCGACAAGGCCACGGAACATGGTGGTCCACTGCGCGCCGGACTGCGCTTCGTCACGCATCTGCAGTTCGATGTCGATTTCGGACAGAACGCTGCCCGCCGCCGGGTCCGCCAGGTCGAACCACAGCCCGGTGCCCGGCACCTGCGTCCGGTCCAGCGCCAGCGTCAGGTCCAGCGTGTCGGCGCGGCTGTAGCGCGTGCGGGCAAGGCTGAAGCGTTCCAGCCCGGTTTCAGGCCGCGTCGCCCCGTTGACCAGCAGCCGCGCGCGCGGCATGCGCCACGGCGGATGGCCACGGCTGGCGGTTACGGTCATGCTTTCGCTCATGACGATACTCCCGCCACCCCACTGTCCTGCGTGGCGTCAACGGGCGGCAGCGTCAGCACCACCGGCGTTGCAAAACCACCCAGATCCGGATCATCCAGACCATTCAGCCGCGCGATCCGCCACCACTGCGTCGCATCGCCAAGCTGGCGTGCGGCCACATGATAAAGCGATATGTCCGCCGCCGTGACCTTGAGTGTATTCGCCATGGGAAATGATCCTGCCTCTACGCGGTGACGGGCGGTCCGTTCCGTGCGCCGCCCGTTGCGGTTATGGTGTTGGCGTAGGCCCGGTTGACCAGCGCGCCGGATGTGGCGGCGGTGGCATGCAGCGCGGCATTCGCGGTCAGGGTGGACAGGCTGGCTGCATTGTCCGGGCTGATTGCGTCGATATTCGCCCCGGTCTGGCTTATGGCGGTGGTCAGTCCGCTGCCCGCCGCCTCCAGCCCGGACAGCACGCCGGTCACGCTGCCGGGGACCGAGGCCAGATTGACCCCCGCCCCCGACAGGCCACCGACCATGCCAAGCTGGTCCTGCACGCCCGCGAACACGCCACCCGCGCCGGTCATGTCCGCAATGGGCGTCACCTGCCCCATGACGGTGGCGAGCTGCCCGGTCACATCACCCGCAACACTGGCCACATCCGCCAGCGTCCCGCTCAGGCCCGACAGCGCCGATGCCGCATCACTGCCCACCAGCGCGGACAGGCCGGACACACCGCCCGATGCAGCCGCAACCTGCGGCGGCTGTTCCAGCACCAGCCGGTACGGGATCACAACGCCCTTATGCGCGTAATCGAAGGCGTACTGGACGATACGCACCATAAGCGACAGCCCCGCCCCGGCGAAGGCAACGGGTACCCCCGCAATGCGCATCTGCTTGAGCACCATGGCGCGTTCGATGGCGGTGGGTCCGACAAAGGTGCCCTGCAGTTCCAGCCGGTCGGGATCGTTCCCCACCGCGTCGATAATCCGGTTGCCACCGGGCAGGCGGTGTATGGCGACCTGCTGCGTGCCGCCATCGCGTATGACCTGTGGCACTTCCATGCCGGTCAGCGTCAGGCCGCCAATGGTGACGGGGGCGGACGCCCACAGCCGCCCGATGGAACCAATTGCGGTTTCCGTGTTCTCAAGGGTCAGGGACATGATGGTTTCCGCTGCACGGACGCGGTGCAGTATTACGGTTGCATGATCCCGCCGCACCGCCTTACGCGGCTATGCCATCATGGCTACTGTCTAACGCCAGATCGTGCAGGCGGGAAGGACGCTTTATGCGGCCCACGGGTGCTGGTGGTGGTTACAGCCCGATGGAACGGCCCGGTAACTGCGCATGACGCACGCCATCGGGCGCGGTGCCGGTGGCGCGGTGTTCATGCCGCGCGCGGCTGGTGTCGATACGGGCGACGGCCTGCCCCAGTACGTGGTGGTCCAGCGTTACCGGTATGGTGACCTGAATTGCGGGCGGCGGGATGTTGCGTGCCGCCATGGGGGCAACATCCCCTTCCCGACGCGCAACCGGGACGGCGGGCGCGATGAAGGGCGGCCTGCCCTGCGCGGGCCAGACAGACCGGACCGGCTGCGGCACGCCAGACCGGGGCACGACCGACCCGACCGTCCCCGCACCCGTGGGCACGAACACGGCCTGCTGGACCGGATACCCCGCCGGGGCATAAGGCACGCCTGCCACGGGCGCGCCGCCCGATGGAAGCCACGGCCGACAAACCGGCGTCATCACCGGCCCGCTGCGCGGTTCACGCACGGGCGGCAACGCCACCGTTCCATGCATATCCCGCCCGGCCTGAACCCATGCAGCGACAGGCCCGGCGGCACGGGCATAATCCCCCCCATGCCCCGCCCGGCGCACCATACGGGGCGGCATGACCACATGCGCAGCAGGACCGGATGCGCGCAGCCACGCACCACCGCCATCCGTGGTCCCCGCCGCAATAGCCGTGGCGACAGGCAGCGCAGGGGCCGCCACCCGATCCGTTCCGCCCCCTGCATATATACCGACATCATGGGGCAGATTGGTCCCCACCCCACGGGCAGGCATGAAAACGGCAGACGTCAGGCGGGACACAGGCCCGGCCATGACAGCCCCCTGCGCCACGGAACGGCGCGCAGGGGACAGCATATTCCCGTAACCGGGCACTTCTTCCCGCGCCATCGGCATCCAGACCGGGCGGGCATGGCGCATTGCCGCGACGGGCTGCACGCCATCCTGCACGACGGGGCCCGCAGCGTTTCCGCCACGCGACAATGACAGCGCGGCAGGCGTGACGGCGGCGGGAAGTGCGGTGCGCGCATTTCCCTGCACGGGGAAAAGGAAAGGCGCCCCGACGCGGGACACACCGGCCACCGGGTGCGTATGGGGAATGCTGGCGGCCAGTGCTGCGATGGGCGGCGCGGGTGGCAGGGCGGTCATCACGCCCCCATCATCCCCCTTCCCGCCATGGGGGCGCGGGATGAACGGCATGAACCCCACCCGTCCCGCGCCCCCTGCGGCGATGCGCTGGATGATGCGCGCCAGCATGCCGGTCAGGCCCGTTCCGCTCCGCAGTCGCGCGATGACGCGACCCGGCACACCGCCCCCACGCGCCATGACGCGCGCAAGCCCCGTAACCCGCCCGGTCCGTGCCGATACCCGCACCGCATGCACCGCCGTCATGTAAGGAAAATCAGCCATCGGGCTGTTCCCATTGCTGGGTGTTCCAGTCATACCGCCCGCCTGCCAGTTCCCCAAACGCGACAAGAAACGCCATGCGCCGCACGCGCGGCATGGCCATGGCGACATCCCACGGCACCCCGTTCCTGATCAGGGCCGCGACCTCGATCAGGGCGGGGTGCCGGCTCAGTTTTTTGCCGCTGTGCCCTCGGCCTGCGCCGCCGCCTGTCCGTCCGCGCCAAACAGGGCGGTGGACAGGGCCTCGATCCCCGTATGGCCGATCTGGTTGGCAAGCTGTTCAAGCTGCACGCGCGTCTGCGGGCGGATGACGGGCACGGTGTCGATCGCCTCGACCGATGTGACCATCAGCGCGTATTCCATCCACGCCGTCGATGGCGTGGCCGGGCCCAGTTCCAGCAACGCCAGCACGTCCCCCGGTCCGCGTTCGCGGTAGGTGATGGTGCGGCCATCGCTGGTCTTTACTGTTCTGTCTGTCATGGCATGACTTTCGGTTCGTGGCGGGATCAGGAAACGCGGTTGCGCGCGCGGGCGTTGAAGCTTATGGCCTGCATGACCAGCATTTCGGACTGGTAATGCCCCGCATCGGACAACTGGATCGACGCGCCGACATATTCATACGTGCTCAGCGATCCGTCGCATTCGGTCACGTACTGGTAAATGCTGCCCAGCAGCACCGTGCCCGCGGCCCAGAACCCGCTTTCGATTGCGGCGAACAGATCATCCGCGCCGGAACTGTCGCGCTGGAAGGAAAAGTGGCCATTCCAGCCGTTCGGCACGTCATAGAACATGGGCATGTCGTTGAGCGGGCTGGACGAAATCGCGCTGGTGCGCTGCTGGGCCTGAAACCCGGTAACGGTGGGCAGGTCGATGCGGCTGCCGTTATAGACCAGCACCACGCGGCAGTCGCGGCCGATATTGAAAGGCTTGGCGGACATTCATCGCTCCGTAAGGAAGATGGGCCACCCGGCGGGCGGCCCGTGAAGTATTTCTGTTGGCGGCAGCCCGTTTCGTCAGGTGGCGGACGTGCCGGTGGCGACGGTCACGCTCGCCCCGCCCTGAAGGTTGACGATGAAGAAGCGGTTGATGCCCTGGTAGCGCACCTGCACGTCCGCGCGGACATAACCCAGCGCCGTGCGCGACTGCGGGTTGTTGGTGCTGTCGCACACCACGGCATACGACGTGCTGTCCGCAAGGATGCCGCTGCCCGCCATGCCGGACAGCGTGCCCAGCAGCACGGCGCGGATATCGCCAAACAGCGTGGGACTGATGACCTCACCCACGAACGCGCCCATGCCCGCATTGATGGTTTCGGCAATGTAGTTGGTCAGGCGAGTATAGGTGTCGTCCGCCGTGTCGGCATCGGACGATGTATTGATCCCGCCGCGCACCGCCCAGTAGGCCCCGCCGGGTGCCGGATTGCAGATCACGTCGATCCCCGCGCCGAACAGCGCGGACAGTTCGGCGGTGGAATAGGTCGCGGCCATACCGCTGGACACCAGTCCCGCCTTCTGGCTGCCGATCACGCCCGAAAGCGGCTTGTTCAGACTGGACTGTTCGGGCGACAGGCCGCCAAGGATACCGGCAGCGAAGGCCTGCGGCGGCACCAGCATGTCGCCATTGGCATCATCATCCCACCACAGCCAGTCACCCAGCATCAGCTTGATGGCGTAGCTGTCCACCCCGGCTGCCGCCTTCTGCGCCGCAGCACTGGCGATCGTGTCGCCTGCGGGGCCGGTGGCGATCATGTACACGCCTTCCTCCAGCCCGAAGGCCGCCTGCGTGGTCCATGACGTGCTGTCGCTGATCCCATGCAGCAGGCCCAGCGCGCAGCCCTGCCCGCGCAGGGCGTACATCCCGGTGCGGCTGGCCCCGTCGGTGCCAAGGAACGCCGCCGTGGTCGGAACCCCGCCATCCGCACCGCCCGCAAGCGTAACGGACCCCGCCGCCAGCACCGGCACTGTGGCGGGAACCGTGGCGCGGACCAGCGCAGCGCCATCGGCCGCAAGGGCCGTGGCCAGCGCCGTCCATGTCGCGCCGCGATAGGTGCGGCTGCCCAGCACGGCATGGCTGATGTTCAGGGTATAGGCGGTGGTGATGATCGCATCCTGCACCAGCGTCGCGGTAATGGCGTTACCCGCGCTGCCGGTATGGATGGCGGTCAGTGTAACCCCCGCCAGTTCGCCCGTGGCGGCGGCGTCCGTCCCGTCGCTTACCCGCACGCAGCGAAAGTCGGATGCGCCCTGCAGCAGCGCGATGTTGACCGCCGTGCCGATGTCGGTTGCCATCGCCTGCCTGGGGCCAAAGGCGCCGAGACAGTCGCCCATGCCGCCCACGATGACGGGCGTCGCCACGGCCCCCCATGCAGCGGTGCCGACGATGCCGATGCGCCCGGTGGCGACACCGTTGAGCGCCAGCGTCTGTGGCTGGAGGATCTGTACATACAGGTCGGGCACATTCAGGCTGTTGGTATTGAGCTGCCCGGACTGGTAGATGGTCATTGCGTCTGTCTTTCCCTGTTGCGCGGCATGCCGCGTGGAAACCGGTTTGGTGTGGTGGGCGGATCAGGCCGGGGCGGCAGGCCCCAGCAGCACATCGCCTTCGATCGCGCCGCCGGGCAGGCCGATGCCGCCCGCCAGCATGACCGGGGCCGGACGGGTCAGATCCGTATCGAACGTGACCAGGTAGTGCGCGGGGCGCGAGAAAAGGCCGCGGTTCATGGCGGTGTCGTCATTGCTGGCGGCGCGCGCCTCGATACGGAAGGTGGAGCCGTCCGCATCCGTCAGCCAGTCATTCAGGGCCAGCGCATCACTTGCCGCCTGCCCCAGCGCGTCACGCGCGGCGGGTGTGGCGGACCATGTGGTGATGATGAACATCTGTTCCTGCCTGCGCGCGACGCAGCGCGTGGTCACGACCCCCGCATTCAGCGCCTGCACGCTGGCCGCCCCCGGTATGGTGATGGCGCCGCCCGTCGCCACGACGCCCGGTAGCGGTGCGGCAAGGGCCGCGGCGATGCTGTCCGCCGTATCGTCCGCCGTGGCGACATGCAGCACGCATGCGGCCCCGCCGTAACCGGGCAGGCCCGTCACCCGCAGCCCCAGCGTGCCGCAGGGCGCTACCCCCGGTGTGAGCGTGACCACGGCGGTCACGCCCGTCGCCCCGATGGTGGCCGTGGGCGCGCGTGCCGTATCCATCCGCCACGGGCGGCCCAGCGGTTCGTCCAGCCGCGCCCATGAATCCGGCACGTCGGCAATGCCGATGAAGTCGCACCCCTGCTGCACTGTCCGCACCATGCCGCCAAGGTCGGCCTGCGTCAGCCCGCCACGGCGGATGATGACGGGTCGCCCCGTTACGGCGCTGCCGGTCGTGCCATCGGGGCAGATGGCGGTGGCCAGCACGCCTGCGATGGCGGTGGAAATGGTGGCGATATCGGCCATGGCCTGTCCGCTCCTGCTCCCTGTGGTGGATAGGCAGCCGCCCTGCCCCGCATCCGTCATGGACGGGCACGGTTTCGGGCCGGTTCTGCCAAGATGTTGGAAAAGCCGGTTCCCCGCCCGCCCCGTTTCACCGGGGCCGACTGACGGGGCCTAAACCTGCTGCTGCTGGATCTGGCAGCGCGTGCCCCACGGCCCTGTATGCGTGCCGCCGATGGTGTAGCGCGTGCCGTCCCCGTCGGTGACCCACATGGCGGGCTGCACCATGATGCCCGGAATGGCGGGCACGAACATTTCCATTCCGCCACCATGGATCGCGCCGGGCTGTGCCGGTCCGGGCACCGTAGCGCCCCCGCCCGCGCGGATCATGGCGGGCCAGCCCGTGGCAAATGTCACCTGCGCCCCGACATCGCCCGATGTGGCATAGCCGCCCGGATCGGCCTGATCCGTCCCCTGCGCCGTGGTGCCGGTCAGTGTTATCGTCGTGCCGCACAACACGCATAAGGGGGGGCGGAAGGGCACGCACCGGGCGATGAAGGCAGTATCCGCGCCGCAGGCAAGAATGTCGCCCGCCCGCACGTCGCGCGTATCCATCAGCGCGTACACGAACGGCACATCCCACAATGCCGGGCCGGAGAAAGTGAAGTCCCGCTCGGCGCTGAAGGCCACCATGACCCGTGCATAAGGACTGGCGCAGGGGGCGAGCGCATCGGTGGGGCGGAACTGCGTGGCGGGCGCACCCACATGGCAGGCCGCGCGCGCGAAGCCACGCGCGGCAAGGCTGTTCAGGGCTGTCTGGTCCATCAGATGATGATTTCCCCCGTCCCGCGCAGGCCCGGCCCCGGCGGCACGCCCATGAAATTGCACAACTGCACCCGCCAGCGCGTGTACAGCATGAAGCGGTCAGGCACTTCGCTACGGTTGCGGGTCCACACGGCGGCGCGGTCGGTATCAAGATTGGCGGTGGCGGCCATGATCGCGCTTTCCAGCATCTGGCACTGGGTCAGGAACGCGCGCGCCTGCGCACATTCTTCGGGTGCGAGGTTACGCAGCCGCCATTCATTGAACCCGTAAACGCGGAAAAACCGCCATGACTGCATGCCGCCATCCTGTCCGCCCATGGCGGGATAACCCATGTAGCGCCGCGCCTGCGCCAGTTCCGTATCCACCAGTGGCGTGTCCGCCATGGCACCGGCAACCGGCACCGCAACCGGCGCGCAGGTGGCGGGCGGGGATGAGACCGGCGTGGTGGTGTCCGCGCCGCAGGGGGTGTCTGTCATGCTGTCGCCTCCGTTTCCTGTCAGCGCCGTTTTGCGGGGGAATGCGGGATTGCAGGGTCAACCCACCGGCCGGTTGCGTGCCGGGCGGGAGAAAGGGGCGCGGGCAACCCGCCCGCGCCCCGTCAGACCCCTCAGGCCCCCGCGCCAAGGCTTTCGATCACCACCCCGCGCTTGAGGTAGCTGTTGGTGGCGGTGGGAATGACCGTGGTATTGGCGGTCAGGTCCGTGGGCAGCGCGAAGCCACCGATCCACGACCACGACTGCGCGATGATCTGCGCCAGACGGTCCAGCGCCGGGCGGGTGATCATGCACACGCCCTCCACATCCGTCAGTTCGCCGCCATCCAGAAGCGGGGCGTAATGCGTGCCGATATTGGCGTAATCGCCTTCGATCAGCGCGCCCTGACCGCAGATGATGGCGCGGTGGATCGCCCCTGCCCCCAGCGATGCCTGCTGCGGGGCCTCCGTCGTGGGGATGAAGCGCACGCCCAGCAGGTCGAAGATCTGGCCGGTCTGGTACGTATCAGACCCGTACTGCCCGCGATACAGCAGCTTGAAGTCGTCATCACGGAACAGGCCAAGCAACTGCGCATTGTCCAGATAGCAGTGATAGACGCCGCCTTCCGGCGTGGGCACGTTGTTGTCACGCAGCACCGCCAGTGCGCCAAGGATCGACTGCACCGTCAGCAGGTCGCCCGTTGCAAGGGCCGCCGTGGTGGCGCGCGCATTGGGCCGCAGCACCAGCGGGGCGGTGGCGGCCACCACCGCATTGCCTGCCGTACCATTGGATACCGATACGCTGGCGCCCAGCGTAAGCGTGCCCGAAATCCCTTCCGGCGCAGTGGAGGTATTGGTGGCGTCAGCCGTCACGCCCACCAGCGTATAGGAGCCTGCCCCGATGGTGACGGTCATGCCGGCGGATGCGCCAACGGACACCACCTGCCCCTCGGCGGAAAGGATGTTCTGGAAACCCCGGATGTCGTCCACCGCAACGTCCGTCCCTGCCGAACCCAGCGTGGCGGTGACGCGCGTATTGCCGCCCAGATAGCCGCCCACCCCGTTCTGCGCCCCGCCGAACAGCGCATTGCGCGCCAGCCGGTCCAGCGTCTGCCGCGCATTGATGCCAAGGCGCGATGCGTTGGCCAGGAACTGGTTGGCGATGCCGACACCTTCCGTCACCTGGTTCAGGTCCATGGTGTTGCCGTACTGGTTGATGGTCAGCGTGTACTGTTCCACCGACCATTCGGCGGGCGTCATGCCGTTGTCGAAGCTGGTATTGGCGGTGGGGTTGAGCGGCGTGGTCGCAGGCGGCAGCAGGCCCGCGCGGGTATCGGTAATGGTCTGGCCGATGCGGGCGGGAAATTCCATCTGGTCCGCGATGGAGCGGAAGCCCAGCCGCGACTGCAGCGCATCCTGAAACGCGCGCGACAGGAACCCCTGCTGGATGACCGGCTGCAGGGCGGCGGGGAAATTGGCAATGGCCATGAAGTTCATTTCCTTGAAAGAACAAAAAAAGCCGCCATGCAGGACTGCATGGGCGGCGGCAGGGGTGGCCATGACGGCAGGCGTCATGTAGGGGCCGGGGTGGTTGGAAGGTAAGGGGCACGATACGCACGACCCCTTGCCCGTTCCGCGCAGCATCGGGCGCGGAACGGGTAAAAGGTGGTGTTACGCAATAATGATATGGATATCAGTGCCGATACAGGCACGGAATATGTAATGATCCGGCTGTCCCCTCCATCCTGACCTGTCAGGGCATGCGGGGCTTCAGCAACACCGAAAGACGCGGGACGGCCCCAGTGGGCCGCCCCCGCGCATGGCTTCCGGTCCTGTCAATCAGGCTTGATGGCGGCAGGCACGCAATACCTGCGTAACGATCCCGCCCCCTGCATCCGTGTTCCGGTCTGCCGGTCCCGCAGGCGGGACCGGCACGGTTTCAGTTCGCCACCGGCCAGCGCAGGCCCGCCGCACCCGCTGCCGCCCTTACATCGCGCGCGCCAGCCGTGCGGGCATCGAACGGGGCGGGATCGCCCGCACGCGGCGCGGGGCCTGCGGCGGTGGTGCCGGTGGCCGCACCCGATACGGGCTGCGGCGTGGTGAACAGGTAGGCGCGGCTTTCACGCGCGGCCTGCATGATCGTGTCCAGCCCCTGCGGCAGCCCGTCATCGCCCAGCGTCACGCCCGACAGGTCCACCAGACGCACCACATCGGCGGGTTCCACAGCCCCCATGCGGGCGGCAAGGGCGCGGGCTTCGGCGCGGATGACGGCGCGATCGGCACGGGTGCGGGCCGTGCTGGCCTGTTCGGCGCTGCGGGCAAGGTCGGCCTCCAGCGCGGTGCGGGCGCTTACGGCTTCATCCCGTTCGGCGCGCAGGGCGGCCAGTTCATGGCGCAGGGTATCCATGTCGGGGGTCTGGGGAACGCTGGATCGGGTCATGTCGTACCTCGGTTTTTTTTCAGGGTAAGGTCAGGTCTGGCTTTCGGTCACGATGCGCGCCCATTCCGCATGGGGCGCGGGGCATCCGGCGCGGGCGGCGAAAATGGCGCAGGCCGTCTGGCGTGAGACGAAACCACCCTGCACCGCCGCCCCCAGCCCCTGCGCCAGTTGCGCAAGCTCGGCTTCCGTGCCGGGGAAATAGGGCGGCCACTGCAACGCAAGGCCCGCAGGGTCCAGCCCCGCGTAATCCACCCCGCCAATGCGTATGCCGCCCGCGATGACCTGCGAAAAACGGCACGCCATGCGATACAGCGCCAGCAGCCCGTATTCGCCATAGGACAGGCGCATCCGGTCCGCCAGCCACAGCAGGGGCTGGTACAGCATCTCCATCGCGCGGCCCGACGTGGGGGCGGACAGGCTGTCGGCCTGTGCGCGGTTGCCGTGTATCTGTTCCATCACGCTGGCGCGCAGTTCGCGGTAATGGTCACGCATGGCCCCGGCGGCGTCGCCGTTGATTTCCAGCAGCTTGGCATCCCCATCCAGCGGCAGGGTCAGCGCCGCCGCCGCCCCGCCGCTGGATGCTGGCGTGCCATCGGCATACGGGTCCGCCCCCGCACGGATGACAAGGCGCGGATCAGCACTGTATTTCAGCCCCCGTCCCGCCTGGGACAGCAGGTAATCGCATTCGATCACCGTATCGATGGCGGGCGCGAACGTGCATGACCCGTCCATGACGCCGGGGGCGGCAAGGTTGGCCATCCACACCCACGGCACGAAGCCCAGACCGTGATGCGTGCCGCGCGTGGCGTCCACCCGCGCGGGCGGCCCGGCATCGACGCGCTGCGGGATGTAAACGTGGCAGTCCGCCCGGTCCCATACGCGCTGCCACCAGAACACGCTGCCCATGTCATCGGGCGCGATGGGCCAGCCCTGCGCCAGCAGGATGGCGCCCGTCACCTTGTAGCGTTCGGTAACGCTGGCCAGCGTGCCATCCGCATCCCATTGCGGGGTCAGGTACAGCGTATCATGCACCTGAAAACGCAGGTGGCGGTCCACCGCTTCCACCAGGACGGCAACCGACCCCACGCTGCCGCGCGTCGCCGCCTGTGTCATCAGGGCGGGCAGCGCCGTTTCCGCCGCCATCTGCGCCATGATGGCAGGCAGCGCCGGATCGGACGCCACGGTTGCGGGCCAGTGCGACGCCCCGAACAGCAGCGACACCGCATCATCCACCACCGCGCGGCACATATTGGTCCGCACCGATGGCCTGCGCCGCGCCAGCGGTATGTATTCCCCCGCCCCGTTATATTCGGTGCCGAAGGGATTGGGGATGGCGTCGTACTGCGTGCCCGCCAGCACCCGGCCCAGTGCGGCAAGATCATGCGCGCGCGGCGGCAGGTCCGGGTCGCGCGGATAGGTTTTTTTCAGTTCCTGCCAGTCCAT